TAGGTCAGATAGACAACACATTTGCAAAATGGGGACAGGGACTTAACGTTGATGATTACAACGGCGTAGCGCGGGCTAGAATGGCACACAGAGTAAACGCTCAACGCAACGATGCTGGAACTTTTGGAAACAGAATAGACAAGGCTACCTCCTCCGATCCTGCTAGAATAGGAGAGGGTGAAGTTGTTACCGGTACAACTCGTGACATAGCTGGGCTGTTAAACCCACTAATCACTGCCGTTATGAAACCAACTGTTGATTCTCCTAGAATTATTGAACAGGAGATGAAAGCTTTGATGGCTACGTTTGCCCCCGTAACCTCATCTCTTCCTGAAAGTGTGCTTAGTGCAAGCGCACAAACTGGCAGACTTGATATCATGGAAGCAGAAGAGTTGGCCGGTAGCGTTACAGCCGTTATGGATGGACCATCTTACGACAGACTTCGTGGCATTATTACAGTCGCTCTTAAGAATGCCTTTTTTGAACAGAGTCAGATGCAGGGTATAAAGACATTTGCTAAAATTAACAAGATGCCTCTTTTACCTGCAGGAAACATGCCAAAACCAATTGCGTACCCAGAGAATCAATTTGACAACGTGTTTGAATACCTAGCCTCTATACAAGACTCATTCATTGTAAACGTAGACGTAGACGGCACTATACTTAGAGGCCAGCGTCTATTTGACATAGAAGACATACTAATGCAGGATAGGTCTATTACTGACGTTATAAACGCAGTAGAAGAGTACAGAGTAGCCCACGCTGATTTGCTATCTCTTGCTAAAACAGAAGTGTCTGGAATAGACGCAGATGCTGAACTCCTTAGAACTCAAGAAATGGACACACTAAAGAAAGCGTTAGGAGGATCAGACTCTACAGTCGGGGAGGCGTTTGTAGCCAACGTCCTTGAGGCTGGAGATGCAGAAGATATGGACCTGTTCTTGGATAGCACCCGCAATCTTGTGGGAGAACAAAAAGATGTCACAGGAACACTGCAAGCTCTGTTTACTGAAACAGTGAAAGCTGTGGGAGACTATGGTCCGGGACGAAGACGAGTAAAGTTGTTTGACGGGACAGAGGTGCCTACAGATTCGTATGGTCGTCCAGACGCAGTATTTACCCTAATAGATGATGCTCTTTCAGATGGCAGTCAAGCAGGTAGGAACTTCAAGCAACTTGCAGATGCTGCAGGTGTTACTGATGATCAGCTAGAAACTTTACAAGCTGTGTTTCGTTTGGGATTCCAAATACAAGGAGAAAGGCTGGTAGCAGACGCTGCAAGCGGAACTTTAAAACAAACAACAAAAGGCTTTACTCTGGACAACGCTTTGTCTAAAGCCTTTAATATAGCTAGGGGTATGGTTAGTACAGAGTATGTTATGGCGGAAGTAGGTATCAGATACGCCGCACTAGCAAGGGGAAAAACTTTAGAGTTTTTAATAAAAGACCCACGTTCAGCAGAGATTGTAAGGAATTTGCTTAACGATCCAACAAACGTGGTAGAGTCAGACGCTTTGTACTTTGCACAAAAAATTATGAAGTTTGTAGCAAGTGATGTTCCAAGAGAACTGTTAGAGATGGATGTAGCGGAAAGCGATTACGCTATGGAGTATTGGAAAAGTCAGGGGATGGTCTTTGATGTAGACTCCCGTGGTGATCCTATTAATTAGTCACAAAGGAGAAACAGACTATGATGAAAACATACATGAACGGCCCACGCAAGGGCATGATGTACGGCGGCAACATTCGCAAGCCCCAAATGGCTATGGGTGGTGAAATGTCATCTATGAAGGCTGTGCCCAAAGATAATCCGGGCCTTGCGAAGTTACCAACACCTGTCCGTAACAAAATGGGCTTTATGAATTATGGTGGTAAAGTTAAAAATAAAAAGATGCGCTAGACGTACTTCGTTGACTTTTCCATAGCCTCATCTGCCCAAGACTTTAAGTAACGCAACAGGGATGCTATTGAGTGCGAACCATCGTACTCTGGCATCCCCTTGTTCATCACACCCTCAAACTCTTCAGGCTTTATTGATTCACTGACCAACTCAACCTTTCCGTTAGGAAGTAGGTTTGCTTCGAACTTAAACAGTGACGCTTTGTTTGACATCAGATAACTCACTAATAGGTAGATTGTAACAATCGGCTTTGAATGTAAAACCGTTTGCGGGGTCAATGTCGCCCCGTTTGTACTTTGTTGCCTTTGTGTAGAAATCTTGTTTTGGTATAGAACCTAATATCCACGCACGAGATGTGTCAGTAAGAATACGAACAAAAACATAACTGTCACAGTTTTGGTTGGTCCCGTGTGCAGCCACCGAACAATCGTAGTGTGGAAAGGGGCGGGTGTTGCAGCGTTTTGTTTTCACGTCAATACGCTCCCCGTCCCTCATCAAATCGTAGTCGTAGGTGTTAGACTCGTTAGCACCCATTGCATCTGCTACAATGATCTCGCCTATTGCACCAACGACATGACTCAAGCTGCCTGTGATGCTGCCCTGTAGATTACCTACAGTGGCGGCTTTCTTTTTGGCGCGACTAATTATACTAGGAGTTATTTTGATTTGTATCATCTGTTTCTTTTACCGACCTAACAAGAGTATCTTTAAACACAGTTAGTGCTGCTTGTGCCTGTTCAACCTTCATGTTTAAGCTTCGTATGTTGTTTGTTACATCTTGTATTTGCACGAGTAGATACCGCTGATTGGCATCTAAATCATCAAGCGAATATTCTTTGTCGTCAATGCTGACTACAGATTCTTTACTGTCTGTCATTCTCTTTGTCCTTTACTTTCTTCCATTCTTCAGTTTGTTCCGACTTGCGTGGCGGATTGTAGATAATATAATCTACTCCCCGCTTCCACACAAGTGGTTTGTTTTGTTTACTGGGCATGTAAATCAACCACTTCACACACCCCCGCCGTACACGCCAATTCACGAGAACCATTGGTCGTGTCTTCTTTTTCAAAGTCTTGTAATCGTGACCAGTCAATATTGACGTACGACATACGATCTTTCCATTCAAGATACTCATCTGGTTCTATGTCTTGATAAGGTTCTTGTTGGTACGTATGATCACTAAACGGAAGAAACGACACACCAGATGCTACGTCAAAGTTTTCGTACACCCACGCACCAACTTCCATCCACTCATCTTCTTTAACAGTGACAGTGATGGACGGCTTGTGTTCACACCAGTGCAGTGCGTATGTTTTCCACAACTCTAACTGTTCGACAGCAGTAGTATCTGTGCGAGTTACGGCACCGTCAGGAGACTTCATTGGAAAAGAAAACACAGTGGTTGAATCTGGCTTTGTTACATCCCGTTCTGCAGGGACACCAGAGTCCATTAAAAATTGAGTTAGTGGGTCTTTGTTATCTGCCCGAACAGTACGAATGTAATAGTCATTGTGACGGGCGTGTATACCACTAGCGGCGTCAACAAGCTGTGAGACAGTCCCAGACGGCTTTACGCAGGTGATGGCAGCAGACTGTGGTATGCCTAAAATCTTGGCGTACACTTCGTTTGTTTCTACTGCAGTGTCACGCATCTCTTCTAGCCAACGCTTGCTATCTACGTTCTTTGATAAAACGGAATGATCCATGATACCGGTGAGTGATACGCCCAACAGCCGTTCTTCTTCTGTGTTGTCCCTCCACACTTTGCGAAGGTATTTAAAATCAGTCAGGGTGGACTGTATAGTCCCCAAGATGGTTGCCAAACGAACTTTGCGCTTGAGGGTTTGCAGGGTATCGTGTTCCCGAACCACCACCTCTGACAAGTTACAGAACTGATACGGGCGCAGTATAATTTCACTGCAGGGATTAGTGCCCCACATGTGTCCCTGTTCACGGCGTCCGTTGCGACCTACCTGTTTGTCTGCAGCCTCACGGTTGAACATGCCACGCTCACCAGATTTGCTGTCATACAAAGAAAGCCACTCACGCATAAACGTGCCCATCTCTGGTTTGTTTTTGTACGCCACAGAGTTGTTCGCTAACGCTCGTTGTGGTTCATAGTCATACCACTTGCCAGACTTGGCATGTGCCATCTGATCATCATTTAAATTAGATAGACTAATAAGTGCGCTGCGCCGCACACCACCAACGACCACTACTTCTCCTACTTTACACATAAGGTCATGGCACTCTATCGGGTACAGCCTACGTCCTTTTGCTTTTTTAAACGTGTCGATAGTGAAGTTGAAAAGATCGACAAGAGGCTGCGGCCCAGAGGCACGTCCGCCCATAACTTTTAGTCGTGCCCCTGCAGGACGAATGCCGTCTACATTGTACTGAGGTATTTGCCCTGCGTACAACAGCGCAATCAATTCTCTGTAAGCCTTTGCCCATCCCGGCTTGCTGTCGGCTACGTTTATTTCTGTGTTAGACTTACTAAAGTTGTCTGACACAACAGGAAGCTTCTCTACGTTTTCACGCTCAACAGAGAATCCCACACCCGTGCCGCACATAAGAATGTACATACACTCGTCAAACGAACGAGGACTGTCTACTGGTATGTAACTGCAGTTGTACCCACAGATGTTGTCCCGTGCCAGTGCAGGGCCAGCAGTCATCATAGCCCGCATGGATGGCATGATTTCCAAATTCAACACGGCTTCACGCAAATCCTCTGTGTCTTCATCAGACAAGTCGTAATTAAACTTGTCTTTGAGATGGGACACCATGTAACTAATATACCGGTCTACGGTTTCATCGTAGTTCTCACGACGTCCTTCGTTTTCTATCCAACGAGCGTAGCGTGACTTGTGTATAAATTCTTGGTAGGGTGTGGGCAGTAAGTTATTCATTGTCTTGTCCTTCTTTTGCTTTGATTAATCTGTCGAGGTAGAACTGCGCTTTCTTGAGGTCTTCGATTCCGTTTTTGTATCGGTATCTCCAGAGGTACTTGATGATGTTACCTTGCAGGTAGTATTCGTAGCCATCGTCTGTCGCCGCCGCGATTGCATCAAGGCATTCGATACCTGCTTGATTATAGTGTGACGGGTTGTTGACGTTATCATGGCTTTCACCGTTCATCTTTTGTTTCATAAATTCTTCGTGTCTCATTGGACCTTACCAAAGTCTATCTTGACTATGTTGGTTCCTTCTTCATGCTTTACTGTTGGGCCATCGCCATCTTCTTCTGAAAGCAACTTGTCTTTGACTGTGTTGAACGCCAGACGTGCCATACCTGCTTCCATTACTTGATCAAAGTCAGACTCAAGCAACTCCATGATGCCGTTAATCACAATCGTACCAGCCTCATAGAACTCTTCGTCTTCTTCCGCAGTGGTATCGTATGCAGAGACAGAAAAGCTTTCTTCATCCAACTTACGCAAGATAACATACCATCTATCGGGCATCAGACTCGCCCGTTCAAGATCACCCTCATCAATCGTCATTACTTCAACCACTCCTCTGGTATGCTACCTTCAGCCCATCTGAAATTGTAGCGTTCAGCCCACCTAGCATACGTGGTCTTGCTGCCCCTGTAAATCTTATTTTGTGCGTTTTGGAAAACAAACCGTATGTCTAGATCAGGATGCTGTTCTTTGATTAGCTGCATCTTAACACGGTCTGATTTGTCTAGGTAGCCTTTTGCCTCAATAAAAATATCCTGCTCTACAAGGTAGAAGTCAGGAGTGTATGTGCGAGGCTTTGGTACGTACGTCAGTTTGACGTTCTCGTACTCGTAGGGCACTGCCTTGTTGCCTAACGAGCGGGCTATGCCCAGTTCAAAGTTTGAACGAAAGCCCGCCTTACTAGCGGAACTCCGTTTCATATTTGCATTCCTATTGACCCCATTCTTTTTATCACGTACCCTGCCACTTTTGGGGAAAGTTTTTCTACTGTGGTGAGTTCGTTTGTCAAACGGTTCAGTGGTACGCATACAATAACTCCGGATTGAGACAATCTTCCTATCTTCTGTAGTTCAGATTCAACGGTAGTTATGTCACGCTTCTCTGTGTTGGAAGATAGGTCACCCATGTTGGAGTAATTATCCCGCAACGTCAGCGGAAGCCCTCGTTCGTTTTGTCGTAGGTATATTATTTTACGCTCACCGCCACCACCCCTGTGGGCTTCAACGTATATGTGGTGGAGTTCTTTGTTCATCTCCATTAACTCAACTTCGTAATCACGCACAAACAAGTACGGCATATCACAGTTCCTTTTGTTTGAGTCGTGTGTACCAGACTTGTGGTGGCGACTTGGCTTGGGATGTTACACGGGCGTGTAGTTGTGCGTCAGGCCAACAGTGATGCCGGTACCCACACAGGCTGCACTCTTTAGCTAGCACCTTGTTTCCAGTGCGTAAAGTTTCACCCTTGCGTCTGTACGTCTCAAACTCATCAGGGTACGGCTTGAACTCCTTCACATCAGGGTCTGTCAAAAACTTGACACGCTTTTCTGCGTCCGCCAAATATTTGGCACGGTCTTCGTCTTGCCAGTCTGGGGCTTCGACCAGAGCTACCTCTCCACTAGACTTGTTGACCACAATCCATCCGCCAAACGGCATACCAGTGGCAGCAGAGTACAAGTAACCCTGCATCACGTACCCAAATGGATCGTCATTCTTTAGGCCATCGTACCCACCGAACCCAGTGAATTTGTTTTTGAATGCCCAGTCGCTTGCAGACTTGATGTCCCACACTTTCTCTGTGCCGGTTTCATCCCGTATGATTACGTCAAGCGTTCCCTTGATAGTATGTCCACCCAGCTTGAGTTCAACCTCTCGCTGAGAGTCCACGATGTCCACACCGGCTTCTTTCATCACCAGCATGAGTATGGCTTCCGTTATATCCCCAAACAAAAAACGAAACAGTGTGTTGTACTGCATCGACTCTTTGATGCCGTGCTTGTCTAGCACCTGCTGACACAGGGGCCGTCCCAAACCAGACATACGGATACGGTACTCACCACGTTTGTCGGTAAGCTGCCGCTCCACAGAATACTTTGTGTCGTTTACAAATTCAGAAAGACCTGCGGGGGAAACGCTAGTCTCCCCCCGCAAAGCCTTAGACATATAGTCTTGAATGTTAAGCAGCGTCAGCATCAGCAAAGTCTGCCGCCAGATCAATGTCTGCATCATCTGACATAAGTTTCAATGCTTCACGATGTCCGTTCATAACATTTTCGTTGTGGCCCTTGACCGTTTCCGCAAAGGTTCCCATCAACTCTTTGTCCGCATCTGTGATAGACACAGTGCTTTCAAAGGTTGGCATAGGCGTCCAGTACGTCACGCTGCCCTTCTTTTGCTTATTTGTACGCAGAAGGATAGATGTCTGTGCCATCAACTTGTTCTGCTTCGTCAAACCCTGAATGAAGTCAGAGATTGGTTTGAAACCAGAACGCTTGAAGTATGCAATGACAGGCTCGTCTGAGACAATACAAGGAGTTCCGTCCGCCTCAGTGAATTCACCACTGATACGTCCGTAGATTACCTGATTACATACCACCGCACGGGAGGTTAGATAACGATGGTCATCCTTATCTAGTGCGTCTTCTTCGTCACGAGTCAGACGACCACACTTGTTGCCGCCCTGCGTGTCGGGGAACATTCCCCCAAAGGATGTCTTCTGTACTGACTTACAGGAAAATCCACCCTTGCCTTCGTTTGCCTCTGCATCCCACATACTATACTCGTAGGTACGCAACAGCGCACGTAG